GCTATGAATGGTTAGCCAAAAAACTCTGATATCGCCAACACTATTGACGATATCTCACGGTACTTCGCAGTATTCCTCGCCAGCGAGCGGCTCGTTGCGTCCGCCGCACGTCGCACCCGTGCGCTCGTAGTCGGAGCCAGGAGCTTGGAACCGTGCCAGGTCATGCAGGATGTTGCATCTACCCATGTCGCCGTCGACACAGTCCCGAGCCAGATCGTGAAGCTTCTCGGTCTCCTCGGCTGTCAGACCTGGGATGAGTACCGGATCTGTGTCGACAGGTCCGATCGCTTCAGCTGTCTCGCGGGTCTGCTGGTAGTTCTCGGCCATGGCGGGACAGAGGTGATCGACCGCTGTGGACCAGAACACGTCAGCGTCGAAGTCACCCATGTCGTTGCGCCAGACGTTCCACGCAGCAACAGCGCCGTCCATCAGGACATGGTCAACATCGAGCGTGTCGCACACCCATTGCCCAGTCTCGACGATCTCGTCGCGGTCGGTGTTCGGGTTGAGCCCCTCGTTCTTCGCTTCGAGGGCGAGGAGGAACTCTTCCTCAGGAGCGACTTCCGGCGCGCTAGCGCAGGCGGTGAGCGTGAGCGTGGCGAGTACTGCGAGGATCCCCCGAACCTTCATGCTCATCAGGGTACGTCCGGCATTTCACCATTGCAGCGGGCGGGGTTCCAGTCTTGCGGTTGCTTGCGGTCGGGCGCGGCCTTTAGCGGCGTTGGTGATGGCGGCGCGCCGCTTGCCGCCGGCCGAGGTGTTGCACCTGGCATGGCTGGGCCAGGTGTTCTCGATGCCGAGGGATCCGCCGAACTCGCGGGGTGTCATGTGGTCGACGTGCCATGACTGGCCGGGGAGGACGGGCTTGCCGCACTGGAAGCAGGGGAGGGGGAGGCGTGCGGCCCAGTGGGCGCGTGCTTTGGTGACGGTGTATCCGGACCAGCCTGTGCCGCTCATGGGCACCGCCTCGCGCTGCGAAGTGGGCATACCGGTGTCACCGGATTCCACGTTACACCGAACCTCGGCGGTGTAGTTCTGCGCTCAACCTTCTCAGCGTGTCGCGTCGTTCGAGCTCTTGGTGGACGTCGTCGTAGAGGTACCGGATGCCGTCAGGGTCGCGTTGCCGTTGCCACTTGCGGCGGTGGGCGAGGACGCGGACGTTGCCGATGGTGATGCCGAGCATGTACGCGGCTTCGTCGGGTCGGAGCCAGACGCTCACACGGCCCCGCCGATAGCGGCCCCAGGGTGGGGGGTACCTGGGACACCCGGCCGAGCTGGTACCCGTGCGGAATCCTGACCGCCGCGGTGCTGAGTGCCGGTCCTGAGTCGCGCGGCCACGGCCGCCCGGTCCTCCGCGGTGCCGAGCCGCCAACGGTCCCGGCTGTCGCGGCTCCACCGCTCCGGAGTGCCGTCTTTGCGCAGCGGCGGATTGCCCGGGTCGATGCACACGCGGTCGTCGCCGGCGTCCCTGCGGTGGCGGTCGAACGCGCGCTCGCCGTAGAACACCTCCCCGCAGTCGGAGCACTGGCCCGTCTTGTCGTCGCCGGGCTTGAACGGGTAGGGCTTCTTGCCCGCGTACTTGGTCATGCGCTCTCTCGTCTCCATTTGGGTCTGGACCACTGGTCGGGCTCGACTCGGTGCGAGGGGTTCTCGGTGCACCGGAGCGCGGGGAGCCACTGTGAGTCGCTCAGCGGGGCGTACAGCGCGCCTGTGCACCCTTCGTGGTCGCATGCCCGGTTGACGGGGATGCGCCGGTACCCGGACGGGTGCGCTGCCTCCTCGGCGAGGCGTCTGGTGTCGGCGCATTCCTGCACGAACGCGACCGCGAGGACCTGGTCGGGATGGTTCGTCCAATGTCCCGTGCGCTGGGCGAGGGCGCGCAGGAGGGCGGGGGTGTCCTCGAGCCAGCCGGATGGTGGGGTCCATTGCGTTTCGTCGGCGAGCGCCCTGGCCCAGAACCTGGCCCACGAGGTGATGTCGGCGATGGTGTCGGACACGGTGAGGTTGAGGGGTGGCCGGCTGGTGGGGGGTGTTCGTGTCCCGACGCCGGTGGTGCCGGTGGGTCGCAGGGCGGTGAGCAGCGCGGGCCACGTGTCGGCGGTGGCGCGTAGGTGCCGTGCGGTGAGGACGGCGGGGTGTAGCTCGGCTTCGAGGTCGCGGGGTTTCACGCGGCACCGTCCTCGTCGAGTGGGTCGCCCCAGCCGAGTGCCCGGAGCCAGATGAGCGCGTCGGCGAGGTGGAGCCGGATGGGCGCGCCGCGGTGCGTTTCTGACCTGATGTGCGCCCACCACCGCCCGGCGTTGCCTGCTCCGATGCCGGGGCGGACGGTGACGAGCAGGGCGATGTCGGCGCCGGCGTTGCGGCGTTCCCGTTCGGTCTGCTCGAGCCAGTTGTGGACGAGGGTGTCGGATGCGGCTCGGGCGGCCTGCCCAGCCTTGACCTCGACGATGACGCCGGGGCACAGGAGGACGTCGCCGGCGTCCGACGCCCCGCGCAGGGCACGGCGCTCGGCCATCGGGAAGCCGTGGTCGCGGGCGTACCGCACCGTGGCGGACTCGGCGGCGGTGCCGACGTTGCGGGGGCGGTTCGTCACGACTCGTCCTCGACGGGCACGAGGGCAACGACGCGGTAGCGAGAGTCGGCGGGTCGGCCCTCGTTCCACCGCCGGGCGCGGTCAAGGGCCTCCTCCTGGTCCCTGATCCCCGAGTAGGCGGGCGCGCCGTAGTGGTTGAGGACGATCCACTCGACCGGCTCGGGCGTCAGGTGCGGGAGCGCGGCGTCGATGACGGCGTCGGCGCCAGCGAGAAGACTGCGACGCGCCGCCTCGCTCATCTCGCCGCCGTTCCAGGCGAGGACCACCTCCGGGTCGTCGCTGGGCACGCCGAGCGACGCGGCCCACAGCGCCCGTGCTCCCGCCTCGATGGCCGCGGCCCTGCGCTCGGCGTTCACTTCCGCCGCCACACGACGCCGGGCGCGGGCACGAGCCCGAGGGCGGTGAGGACTTCGCGGCGTCCGTCGGGGTCGGGCAGGTGGTCGCCGGCGACGAGGGCGGCGGCTCGGCGCTGCCCGGGGGTGACGTCGACGAGCAGGCGGGGTTCGACCTCGTGGGGTCCGGTGGGGCGGGTCATTCCGTGTCGTCCTTCCATGTCGGCGGGAGGTGGTGCTGCCTGAACCGCTCGACGCGCGCCGTTTCGCGGGAGACGGTCGAACGGCCTCGGCAGCTGAGGCAGTAGATGGGGACCTCGAGGTCGGCTTCGCCCCACTCGATGGCGAGGTCCTCGTTCCTGCTCTCGACGTCAGCGCTGTCACGTGGGCACCACGTCATGACGAGCAACGGCCGCGCCATGGCGTAGTCGGCGCGCTGGTTGGACCGGATCTGGTTGCAGGTCACGCAGAGCGTGCGGAGGTTGTCGGTGGCGTTGGACCCACCGGCGGACCATGGGATCAGGTGGTCGACCTCTAGCCGGCCGCCGTTGTGGCACCACTGGCACCGAGCCCGGTCGCGGTCAAGGACAACCGCGCGCGTCCACCAGTTCAGCGGCGCTCGCTCGTCGGCTCGCCGGACGACTGGCGCCCGTTGTGTGGCCCGGCGCAGTTCGGCCCAGACATTCGCCACCGTCTCGACCGACGCGGCAGGCTCGTCCATCGCGTCGAATTTGCCGCTTTTCTCATGCGCGTCTAGATAGGCGAGATTGTCACCTTGGTCTTGGAGGTTCTTCGTACGTCCGTCCGTCCGTCCGTCCGTAGGAGTCGGTCGAGGGAGTCGGTCGAGCGACTCAGTTGAGCGACGCTTCGGACCCTTCCCGCTCATGACGCGCGCTCCCAGCACCGGCAGTCCGCGCCGTGCCATCGGACGCAGTTCGCCTTGAGCGCTCCCTTGCGTTGACCTGCACGGATGGCGTCCGAAGCGAACTTCAGCTGCTGCCGGTTGGCGTAGTTGCGGATCGTCCAGCCCGCCGGGTGCGGGTCCCACAGGCCGACGTCGACGAGGAGCTCGGCGTCCCTCTTGGTGGCGTGGATGAAGGGCAGCGCAGCGAACGGGATGAGCCCATCGGTGCCGTTACCGCCCGCGTAAGCGAGCGAACAGACGTACGTGAACGCACTCGCGCGACCGTTTCGGTGGCTCAAGAGGTCCAGTACCTTGTCATGCGACGCGATCGTTGCGTCGAGCCGGACCCATGGAAGGCCCATCATCATCCACCTCCTCGACGTCTTTGTCCCCGTGGCAGAACGGTGCGTAAAGGCCCCCGCAGGACCAGCAGGCGGCCATTCCCGGCCGGAGTAATCGGGGGTCGAGGAGGGTCACTCGTCCGCCTCGTGGTCGATGACCCGCAGCGCCTCACCGAGCGTGATGCCGCGACCGATGCGCCGGTAGCCGTAGTCGAGGTCCTTCAGTCGTTGCAGGAACGCGGCCCGCTCGTCGGTGTGCCCCTGGGCGACGCCCGCCTCGAACCCGGACCGCCACGCCGCGTCGTGGTAGGCGTCACGGAAGGAGTCCTTCGCGCGGCGGGCGCGGCGCAGGATCATGCGGTCACCGCCAGAGAGCCGGCGCGCACGTCGAGGAGGTGCCTGACAGCTGCCGCGGCCTGGGCGGGGACGACCCCGTTCCCGAGAGCCTTGAGCGCCTGGCTGCGGGTGACGCCCGGCACGGCGGTGACCCACCCGTCAGGCAGGCCCATCATGAACTCGACGAACCGTGGCGACAGGCGCGCGGCCCCGCCCTTTCCCGTCGGTTCGGTGGGCGGCGGTGCGGGCCGCCCGAGGACGGCCTCCCAGCGGGCGACGGCGGGCGCGTACTCGCCCCACGAGGACTGGCCGGTGATGAGCCCGTGGAAGTTGCCGTCCTTGCCGCCGTAGCCGGGGCTCTGGCGGTTCTCGTTGTTCTCGGTCCGGGGCGCCGGCAGCATCCGCAGCGCCTCGACGGCGAGGGACGGGCCGTGCCCGTTGCCATTGATCCCTCGAGCCTTATGCCGTGCAACCCAGGCATCCCAAGCTCCTGTCCGGGCAGCCCAGGGCCTATCGCCCATGTCGTTCACGGCGGGCGTGGGCAGGAGGGTCAGGGTCTCGGTCGTGGAGCCGCCTCGAGTGGCGCGTGGAGTAGGCAAGAGACGGCCGCTCTCAGGTCGAGCCCACCCGTCCCGTGCGGTCCGGACCCGTTCGCCTCCGACACGGTCGGCGTCGGCAGCAGGCCAGGCGAGGATGAAGATGCGGAACCGTCCGTGAGGGGCGCCCACGTCGGCAGCTCGTAGGCCGCACCACGCCGCGTCATACCCGAGCTCGGCCAGGTCTGCGAGAACAGCGCCGAGTGCTCGCAGAGGAGGCTCTCCGTCTGCGGCACCTCCCACGCACCACGCGCACTGCTCCACGTCGCTATCGGCTTCGGCACTGAGCAGACCTCTCACGTTCTCGGCGACCACGAGGGCTGGCCGCAGTCGGTCGATGGCGTAGGCCATGTGGGACCACAACCCGCTCCGGGTGGTGGGCTTGAGCCCGCCGCGCTTCCCGGCATGGGACACGTCCTGGCAGGGGAACCCGCCGGTGATGACGTCCACGGGCTCCACGGCGGTCCAGTCGACCTTCGTGATGTCCCCGAGGTTCGGGACGTCCGGCCAGCGGTGGGCGAGGACCGCGCACGGCGCGGGCTCGACCTCGGACCACCAGGCGGGCTCGACGTCGAGGACGCGGGCGAGCCCCTGCTCGAGTCCGCCGTAGCCGGCGAACAGGCCGCCTACCCGCAGGCTCACGGGCTCACCGCCACGACGTCGGTGCCGCGCAGGGCGTGGATGATGTCGGGTCGCCCGTGCCGGTACAGGGCGCGCTCGAGGGCGTCGATGGTGACGCCGAGCCGGTTCGCCGCGGAGACCATGACGACACCGGTGTCGGCGAGCCACTCGGCGTCCTCGACGACGTCGTCCCAACGGACCTCGGGGCGGCCCGTCTCGCAGATGGTGCAGGCGCCGACCTCCCGCCGGCGGGGCGTCTCGAGCCGGCGGCCGCACGCGCAGCGGGGCACGAACGGCCCGTTGTTGATGAGCGGCGGCATGTCGCCGAGCTCCTGCGCGCGCCGGTAGCAGCCGCCGCAGACGCCGCGGGCTTTGTGGACGACGCGCCCGTCGTCGGCGTCGCTGCGGTGCCGCATGGGTCGCTCGCAGCGGAGGCAGTCAGCGGGTCGCGTCATCGTCGACTCCTTCGATGTCGAGGTCTTGGGTGAGGTCGATGCAGTAGGGGACCTGCTCGACGTCGAGCCGGACCAGGCAGTGGGGGACGCGCATGAACACGCGGGAGGACATGTGCGCGTCGTGGATGTGGACCCTTTGGCAGAGGGAGCACTCGACGGCCACCCGGATGAACCCGGGCTTGTCGTCGGCCTCGACGTACAGGACGCGCGGGAGCGGGATGGAGTCCACGTCGGCGCTCATCGGGGGACCACGGCCTCGATGGCAGCGACAGCGATGAGGTTCTTTCCGAAGGTCAACCAGGAGTTGTGCAGATCGACGCCTGTTTCAGCAGTGGCGTCGTAGAAGCGTTTGGCGATCAGCCCAGGCGTCTCCTCGACGTCGACGTAGACCCCGGAGCGCAGGTAGATCCGTGACCCGCTCACCGGGCGCCCGCCTTGGGGATTGCACTCGGCGTTCACGGCTGGTCTTCGATCGGCACGAGCGCGACGACGGAGCAGGGGCCACTGCCATACCAGCCGTTTCCGTTGAGTTGCTCCGCCTGATCGCGAGCGACCTCACGAGTTGTCGCACGCGGCCTAACAATGACGCCACGAGATACGACCGTGTACCCGATTGGTGCGGGCACCAGGTATGGCAGCGCGGCGTCGATGACGGCGGCAATGATCTCGGTGGGCTTGCGGGTCGACCCAGGCGTCGTCCCGGTGGGAGGGTGCACGATCATGTCGACGACCGCACGACGTCCCGCCTCGATGGCCGCTGTTCGTCGTTCGGCGTTCACTTCTCTCCCTCGACCGGGTAACCAATTCGAATTACTCGGGCACGCTCCACGGCGAGGAGTTCGAGGAACTCCTGGTAGTGGTTGCGGGCGAGGGCCTCGAGGGCATGGGCACGGGCGGCGTTGTACGCACGATTGCGGGCGAGGTTTTGCGGATTCTTCCGGTACTCGCGGAAGTACTCGGCGCAGGCCCCCTTGCACTCCTCGCAGGGCGTCTCACCGCGCCGGAGGTGCCGCTGGTAGGCGCCGTACGTCCCGCACGGCGCGAGGGGGCGGCTCACCGCGCGTCCTCCGGCCCTGGTATGTCCGTCTGACCCCAGCGGGGCACGTCGCACGAGCGGGGGTCCTCACGGATGGCGGCGGCCTCGGCGCGGAGCCAGGAGTAGGCGTCGTCCTCGCTCACGGTCGGATCACCTCGAGGTACCGGGCTTCGAGGTACTCGACGCGGACGCCCGGTTCGACCGGAACGTCCAGGCTCACGCCGACCCACCCAGCGGGCGGGGCCATGGATGCGTCGTCGGGCGGGTCATTCAGGTCGACGACGGCCCCCGTGCCGTAGTACAGGGTCCGGACGCGGTCCCCGACGTTCAGCCCGCTCACTGGTCGCCACCCGGCTCGGTCGTGGCGGGCCACTCGTCCTGGACGCCGCCGTCCAGGAGCTCCCCGGTGTCGGGGTCCACGACGTACCCCTCATCGGTGCGGACGTGCTCCGGCTCGACGGGGCGCACCGGTTCGATCTGCCGGGTCAGGGACTCACGCAACGCGGTCCCGGTCCGCTCGTCCGCGGCGACCGCCTCAGCGAGGGTCGTGGCTCGCGGCAGGAGCTTCACGAGCTGGCGCAGCGCCGTCTTGCGTTCCATCCACCGCTGCGGGTCGGGGATGTCCGTGGAGCCGACCTTCCCGCGGCGCAGCGCCTTGACCTCCTCGGGGGACAGGACCACGAACGCGGACGCCCCGGTGGTGAGGCGGGCGGAGGCGTAGTACGCGACGACGTCGCCGCGGTCCCCGCGCAGGGCCGGCTTGTGCCGAAGGAAGGGGTCGGTGCCGTAGGCGTAGTCGAACTCGTCGGCCTCATACACGGCTTGAGCGTCGATGTTCGCGGCGAGGGGGTGCTGGTAGAAGAGCTTCGCGTAGCCCTGGTAGCCGATGATCAGCTGGCACTCACGCTTGTAGGGGACGAGGTGCGCCTCACCGTTGACGCCCGGCTCGAGGCCCAGGGCGGCGCAGGTGAGCAGGGCGCCGGCGAAGGACTCCGGGGAGCACTCGGCGAGCTTCGGGGTCTTCCGCACGACGGTCAGGGCGAGGCGGGCCATGCGGTCCCCGTCCATGTGGCGAGGGAGGGCACGGCTGATCTCCGGGGTGAGCCGGTTGATGAACGTGGCGATGGTGGGCTGGTTCTCGGCCGGGACGTTCGGCCGGCGCGTGACGGTGCTCATGGTGGGTCTCCTGGTCAGGTGGCGGTGCGGGCGGCTTCGACCCACGGCCGGCCGGTGGTGCCCTTGGCTTTGCGGACGGCGACCCGGGTCCCGGCCAGGGACGCGGTGGTCGCGGAGCCCATGCGGTCGGCGACCTGGTTGCGGTGCGCTGCCCACGCCTGCTCGGCGTCGGTGAGGGCACGTTTCGCGGTCAGGAAGCCGGTGGCGAGGTCGGGGTCGAGCTCGACGTCGGTGCCGTCGAGCTCGGGATGGAGTGCGCGCAACGCCTCGTACGTGGCGGTGGAGGCGTCCACGTCGGGTGGTTCCCCGGCGGCGAGGGCGGCCAGGAAGGCCTCCGCCTGGGAGCGCATGAGCGCGCAGGACGCGGGGTCGTGGTCGACGCGGTACTGCCGGTACTCGAAGCCGAGCAGGACGCCGAGGTCGGCCCACGGCAGGCCGAAGGTGTCGAGGTACCACTGGACCTGCGCGACGTAGTACGGGGGCACGTTCCCGAGCCACTGCCCGGTCTCGGAGTCCCACGCGAAGCCGCCCTGGCTGGTGCCGTCGGGTCCCCATTCCCACGCGGTCATCCCGTTGGCCGTCTTCGCCTCGAAGATCCCCACCGGTAGGTGCCGTCTCGGCCCGGCGGTGACGAACCTGTCCGGTGCGGCGACCTGCCATGGGCGGTCCGCGTTGGCCCACATCCCGGTGCGGCGCACGGTGTTCCCGGTGCGTTCGACGTAGAGGGTGACGACGGCGTCCTCGAGGAGCTGCCCGATGCGTAGCCGGTCGGTCCTGGGCTGACCGGGCAGGGTCCCGGCTTTGCGGTGCCACAGGGCAAAGGGAGACGTCCACGGGGACATGCCCATGACGGCGGCGATCTCGGACCCGCCGAGCCGGCCCCGCCTGGCCTCATCCCACTCGGGGGTACCGGCCTCGTGGTGGCCGATCCACACGGCTTCCCCGGCGCGCATCACAGCCCCTCCTCAGCGAGCTCGGGCCGCACCCGGCGCAGGACGCTGCGGACGGCGTCGTTACGTGTGGTGGTGTAGACGGCGTCGGAGAGCCCTTCGACGGGGTCCCGGTGCGCGGCCCGCCACCCGACGCCACCCGCACGCCACACGACGCCGACGCCGGCCTCGTCGACACGGACGTCGACGACGAGGCCGCGCCCGGGGCGGCGGGTGAGGGTGACGCGGCCACTGGTGCCCCACGGGCGAGGCTGGCCGGTCATTGCTCGCGCCTCCGTCGGTTGATCTCCGCCTGCAAGGTGTTGATCTCGACCTGGAAGGCCTGGAGCCGCCGACGGGCGCGCCTGGTCTGGAGCGCGTAACGCACTGCCATGAGCGCGAGGACCAGTGCGGCGACGGACATGGCGAGGAGGACCCAGGACCAGAATTCGGCGGTCACAGCTTCGGCCCGATTCGGTCCGCGAGGCGGTGAAGTGCTGCGCCGATACGAGCCCTGCGCGCGTGCCGTGCGCAGTAGGGCCGTCCGTCGACGAATACACCGCCGCGGGCAAGCCAGATTTCGTCAGCCGCCCTGGAGGCATCCCGCGGAGACGATGCGGTCTCTGTGCAGGATCCGTAGACACACCGGATCCAGAGCGATTTCATGGCGCTCATCCCCGCTCACCCCGCACCCACAGCGCGACGACGCCGAGGACCCCGGCCACGCCGAGGACGACCCCGGCGACGATCTGCCCGCGGTGGACGTTCAGCCCGCCCGCGTAGGCGAGCCCACCGGCGGCGACGAGCAGCAGCGGCGCGACGAGCATCACGACGACGGCTGGCCACCCGGGCAGCGGGTAGGCAGGCTCGGGGTCCTGGGCCTGGTCGTAGGGCTGGTCCACGTGGCGGTGGTCGTAGACGCGGTGGTCCATCACGCCCGCCCGACGTGGTCGGCGACGACGGAGAAGCTCGCGGCATGCCCGCGGATGGTGCGGCCGCCGTCGGTCAGGACGCGGATGCGTCCGAAGATTCCGGGGCGCAGGCTCGTGACGACGCCGAATGCGCCTCGTCCGTACACGCGCTGCCCGAGCCGCACGGGCTGGCGGGGTCTGGAGTAGTCGTTCATGGGATGATTCCTTTCGTTGAGCGGGCGCCGTTCCTTCGCTGGGGGCTGGCGTCCGCTTGGCGTTACTGCGGGGGTTGTGCGGTGAAGCTCGACTCGGGACGGGGTGGAGCGTCCGGGAGGTAGAGGAGTGTGACCGGGAGGCTGATATCCCCTGAGCCCCAGCCGAGGGCATTACCGGAGGCCCACCAGCACTCATCCGGGTGAGCCAGCTCGTCGCGCAACCAAGGGCAGCCGTGGGCATCAAGGACGACTGCACCGTCAGGCAGCACGTGGACCTGTTGGGCGGAGTGAATGACGTCGCCCACCTGCGGCGCGCTCACCGCTGACCTCCGAGCTGGTCCGCGGGGATCCGGCTCTCCGGGTGCAGGAAGCGGTCGAACGCGGCCTTGTAGTCGCCGCCGGCGGTCACCACGGCGGCCCAGTTGCGCCAGCGGAGATCGATCTCGGAGTCCGGTTCACCGCGCCCGGTGGCGCAGTCGGGGCAGGGGCAGCGGTCCATCACGCGACCTCCGCTCGGCGCGTGATGGCCGCGGCGCGACGTCGGGCTCGCTGCCATTCCTTTGCGCAGGTTCGGCAGTTCCGCTTCCCGTTGCTGCTCGGGGCCTGCCAGATCGTGTTCTCGGGCGTGTACTCGTGCCCGTGCTTGCAGTGCGTCTTGGATCCACGGTGCTCGCTGATGCCACGGTCGTTGTTCTCGCGGGGCGTGACCGCTTCCAGGTGCGCGGGGTTGCAGCACGCGACGTTGCGGCAAAGGTGGTCGATGACGTGCTCGTCAGGGATCGGCCCGACGAACGCCTCATAGGCGAGCCGGTGCGTCGAGCGCGAGACCTGCCGGTAGCCCCACTGGCCGTAGCCCTTGGAGTTGCGGGCGCCGGTCCAGACCCAGCAGCCGCCCGCGCCGTTCTTGTCGACCTTCGACCAGAAGCGGTGCGTGAGGTCGTCGGCAGTGATTCCGAGGACGAGGCCGCCGACGCTCATCGAGCACCGCCCGGCGCCCGACGTGACCTCACTGAGCGAGCCAGCGGGTCCTTCCGCTGGGCCTCGAGATAGGCGTCCAAGCACGCCTGGTCGTAGCGACGGAACGCGCCGACCTTGATGTGCGGCACCTCGTCGCGGTGCGCCTTGAGCCAGCTCTCGGTGACGCCGAGCCGGCGCGCGGCTTCCGCGCGGTCGAACGTCATGGGCGTCGTGGTCTCGCTCACGCCGCATCCGCCTTGTGGGCGCCGGCGCCTTCCTCGACGACGTACTGAATGGCGTCGAGTGGGACGCCGAGCCGAGCGGCGATGGCGGCCGCAACAGGCGGGGAAGGCTGCTTGTGCCCCTGCTCGATGCGGGTCAGGTACCCCGGGGTGATGTCGCAGTCGACGGCGAAGACGCCGTGGCGGATGCCGAGGGCTTCACGGATGGCGCGTACGGCCGGTCCGTGGGTCCGGCGTGTCGCGCTGCGGGGTTCTGCGGGTGTGCTGCGGTCCGTCATGTCGGCAACCGTAGGCAACCACAGGCAACGCCGTCAAGCACCGCAGGGAAACACGAGGAAACTCGCGTGTCACCTGGGCAAACGGGGGCGAGTCACATGTGTGGTTTTCCGGCTCCGACCAGCCCGCATGCGGGACCGCAACCGCAGACATCCCGTTTCCTGGCGTTGCCTGCGTAACCTGATCTGCGTGGGAGACAGGGAGATCACGGGGGACGACCTCCGGCGAGCCCGAGAGATGCTCGGGCTGACTCAGGAAGCGTTAGCCGTGCTGGTCAGAGTGAGCGCGCGGACCATCGGCAACTGGGAACGAGGAGACACCCCGCCGTCGCGCAACGTGGCGCGCCTGCACTCAGTGCTCGGTCTGTCGGGCAACGACTCGAACGAACCGACGTTGCGAAGCGCGTCGGACGCCCAGCTTGTCGCCGAGATCGCGTACCGCCTCCAGCGAGCCCACGCGCCAGCGGGTCAGTAGCCCAGCACGCGGGGTCCTGAAGTCCGGGTGGAGCCTGCACCACGTCATGTGGCACGGCGTCGGGCAGATCATCGTGAGTGGTGTGGGCATGGCAACTCCCGGAGCGTTGGCACGGACCGACCCCACCTCGTTATAGGGACGCTTACGCGCCAAAGCGTTTCACGTACGCTTTGTAGTTATCGAATTGCTTCTATCAGCGGAAGCGGGGACGCGCCGAGCGCGAGTGCCACGGCCCGGGCCGACTGCACCTGAGCCTCCGGCATGAGGTGCCCGTAGACATCGCTGGTGACCTTGATGCTCGCGTGCCCGAGTCGATGCTGGACAGTGGTGAGCGGCACGCCCGCCGCGATCAACCACGAGACGTGCGTATGGCGCAGGTCGTGGACGCGCGGTCGCTTGCCCAGGTCCGCCGCTTTCACGGCCCGGTTCCAGCGCGAAGTGACACCCGGCCGGTGCAGCGGGGAGCCATCGTCCTGAGCGAAGACCCACTCGTCCGCACGACGCCGACCGACCAGCGGCCACAGAACCTCGACGACCTGCGGCGGCAGGCTGATGGTGCGCCTGCCGCGCTCCGTCTTCGGCGCTCCGGTCATCCGGTCCGGCCCGGCCGTGAAGACCCACCCGCGGACGACGGAGAGCGTCGGGGGAGCGTCGGTCAAGTGCAGGTCACGTACCTGTAGCGCGGTCACCTCACCGATGCGCAGGCCTGTCCCGGCGAGGGTGAGGATGAGCGCCTGGTCCCTAGGCGGGATGTGCGCCATGAGCCGCTCGAACTCGCTCGACGTCAGGTAGGTCTGCTCCCGGCGCTCGGAGCGGGGGACCTTCACGCTGTGCGCAGGGTTGCGGACCATCAGCTCGTCGTCGACCGCGCGCATGAGCGCCGCGGAGAGCAGCTGCCGGCGCACGCTGATCGTCTTGCCCGAGTAGCCGTCGGCGGCGAGGTCGCGGATCCACGTGGCGATATCGGTGGCGTGGACGACGTCGAGCGGCAGCGAGCCGAGCCGGTGGCCTCCGACGGTGCGGGCGATGAACTCGTACCGACGCCGGGTGCCGATGGTGACGGAGGACAGCGCGCCGATGTGGGCGTGCATCTGCTCGACCACGGTGCGGCTCTGCACGCCGGTGTACTCGCGGCGGGTGTCGAGGATGCGGCGGGCGGTCTCAGCGCCGTGCCGGTCGAGGTCACGCATGAACGCCCGAGCGGCAGGCAGCGAGTCGAACGTCTCGGACGTCTGGCGGGTGCCGATGCGGAAGATGACCGAGTGGGAGAGCGCGCCATCGCGCAAGACCCTCGTGCGCAGGGAACCGCCTGCCATCGCTACTCCTGCATGTTGACCAGTCCACACCGCCACGGCGTGTCGCCAGTATGCACCCGACCCGCAGACTGCCCGTGGCATGCCTTCTGACCTGCGAACACGTCAACACGATGCAGGTCACGGTACGGTTCAACACGGAGGGGAGTACTCCCGCAACAGGGCAGGTCAGTGCATGTTTACTTGCGGCTGGTCAACACAGTCTGTCAACATCGCCCCATGACCCCGAAGGACCTCGCCCGCCTGATCCACACCCTCGAGGCGGCGGCCGCGTACGTCGAGGACGACGACGACCGCTTCGCCCGCGGGTATGTCGCCGGTGTGCGGCTTGCCGTCACGGCGCTGCGCGAGGCGCAGGAGGACGCCGCCGCCTAGACCGAGCGCCGCTGCGCCGCACGGTCCTCGAGGCCGCGCGACCTCCCCTACGGGGCGGTGCTTGCGAGATCCCCGGACGCGGCGTTCGACGAAGCCTCCGATGAGGAGGTCACGGAGAACTTCGCCGACTTCGGCTGGAGGGACACAAGCAGGTCGGCAACCTCGCTACGCACGTGGTAGGTGCTGATGAGCTCAGCGATCGGGATCTCAGCAGTCAGAGACAGGGCTTCGATACCGACGACCATCCCGAGCTCGTCAAGGTCGACAAGCACTTCGTCCGTGAGTCGCTGGGTGGTGTGGACAGGGTTGCGGGAGAGGCGCACGTAGCCGGCGTCGACGTTGGCATCGACCGTCACTTCGATCTGCGGCACACCGCCCATCACGGCTCCCCTCGCCAGGCTGCGCTCTTGACGATTATGCAGGGTCCACCCGCCGTATGACGCAGGAGAGTCCATACCTCCAGGTCACGGCCATCCGGGAACCTCTTGACGTAGGTCGTGCCACCGCTCTTCGTCGGCCATGTCATGTCGTACTCGAGGATGGCCGCTCTGGCCTGCGCGTCAGTCCAGCCCCGCTCCGCCATGCGGTCAGTCGCGTGTCCAGTGTTGATGACGATCCGCATGGGTCACTCAGACAGTGCTTACGTCGAACGCGAGCCTGCGGACGTGCTGCCCCTCGAGGTCGAGGTTGACGACGTACAGACCAGCGGTGGGCAGCGGGATCGTCGTCGTAGCAGCGAAGAGGATGCCGATCTTGCCCTCGCCGTAGGGCCGGAAGGCCTCGCCCGGTGTCAGCTGAATCTCCCCACGCACCTGGTAGGCGCTCTCCGGCGCGTCGATGGTCACCGTCATGTGAGCCTCAGTCACATCCTGCGGCGCCCGGATGCGCCCGGCGATGGACAGGCTGAACATTGCCGGGAGAGCCGTCGCATTCACGTGGGTGAAGCTGGCACCTACCGCGGTCAGGCGCCCCTCCTGGACCACGGCATAGTCCGCGAGGTACGCGTAGTCGAGCTCGGTCATGCGCGCGAGCGTAGTGGCATGACAAAAGCGCCCGCCCTGCTCGGCCGGCGGGGGGTCCGGTGAGCAGGGCGGGCGGTATGGGTGTGCCCTGAGAATCAGGACATCGGGACAGGCTCAGTACACGTCGATGGGTCCTGCCCCGCGGATGACGATCTCGGGGTTGTCGGTGAGGCGCACGACGGGCAGGGTCCGCCCGAGGGGCAGGACGACTGTCTCGGGGGGGTTGTCGGTCGCGTCGGGGCCGGCGATGAGGATCCGGGCGGCCCCGTCGACGATGGTCGCGGCCTCCCATGACCCGTCGGCAGCGAACTGGACCTCGACGTCGGGCGTCGGGTCGGCGGGTAGCCCCGCCACGGGTATCCGCGCGTACTCCCTCGCCGCGGCGTGCAGCCTCATGTCGTCCCCCTCGTTGGTCCGGTGATGTGGAACGGGTGCCCGGTGGGTGACCCGATGGTGACGGTGATGTCCCTTTCCCCGCCGGGGGACGTCACCCGCGGCGCCCCGACGCTCGACGTCGCGGCGATGCCCGCGAGGGCCACGACGAGGGAGCCGAGGACGACCCCCGGTGAGCCGATGACCGCCCCGGAGGGGACACCGGTCGGCGCGAGGACGGTCTGGGCTGTGACGCTCGGCGCCCCGACGGACGCCGCGGACGGCACAGCGGTCGGGGACACGGTGAGCGCCCCGACTGTGACGAGGGGGACGCCGACAGCAGATGCGGGCGCGACCCCCGCGGGCATGACGAACCCGGCGAGGACGACGGTCGCGGACCCGAGCGTCGCCCCACCGGGCACACCCACCGGGGCGAGGGTGAGCACCCCGAGCGTGACGACGGGCGCACCGGCCGTGGAGGTCGGGGCGATCCCGGTCGGTGTGATGGTGGTCGACGACGGCGCGGCGGTGACCTCGAGGAGGTAGTCCCGTGCCCCGTCGGCGTGCGCCGCGGGTGTCGTGTACGTTGGTCCGGCGCCGGCCGACGTCGTGGCGCCGGTGACCGGGTTGTACCAGAGGGCTGCAGGCGTGGCGCCGAGCTGAGCGAGGTCGAGGGTGATGGTCCGGGCGCTCGCGCCGGTGTTCGTGGGGACGTACACGAACGCGAGGGACCCGTCGGGGGTGACCGCGGCGGTGCAGTAGTCGTCCTCGAGGACGTCCTCCGCCAGCTCGCCGACCTGCCTGGTGCCACCGCCCGCGGTGACGAGGGTGAACGTCGGGGCCAGGAGGTGCCACCCGCCGGCGCTGAACACCCGGTCGGCGAGGTCGTTGACCTGGGCGGGTGGGGCGTCGTCGAGCATCGACGTGTACGCGCCGAGGGATCCGTCCCAGTTGTCGTCGCCGTACCCGAAGCCTGGGGAGCCGGCGGTGATGGCCCACCCGACCTGCCGGCGGATCGTCTCAGCGGTCGTCGGTTCGGACGCGGGCGCGCCGCCGCCGATGTTCTCGCCCCAGTAGTTCGCCTCGGAGAACATCGCCGGGCGGGGGTTACGGTCCCCGGACCACTGGTTGGTCTGCGTGGTCCACGCGTAGGCGGCGTGCACCGCCGCGTACGTCGCGTAGTAGGTGTACACGAACGACCAGCCGGCACCGGAGTCCCCGCCGACCTCACGCTCCCAGAACTGGTTCTGCTGGGTGAAGGAGTAGTCGTAGCTGAGCTGCACAGTGAAGGGTTCGGTGTGCCCGGCGGCGCGGATCCCGGTCAGGCAGGCGCGCATCTGCAGGTCGGTGGTCGCGCCGTCCCAGGGTTCGTTCGTGTTCGGGACGTAGTCCCCGCCGAAGTGCCACAGGACGTGCTTGCCGTCCATGAGGTCGCCGACGGCGGTGCCGTACGCCTGGCAGTCGGCTTGGGACTTCCCGACGAAGACGGGGTCGAGGGCCCACCCGTCCATGACGGACAGGACGGGGGTGATCCCGACGGCGTTCGCCGCGTCCACGACGGCCTGGATGTGCGTCCAGTACGTCGTGTTGAGGCTGGTGATGTTCCCGCCGACGAAGGGGAGGGCCCCGGCGTAGTTGCGGCCGTCGTCGTTGACGCCGCCGCCGCCGTTCGCGGTGGCGATGACCTCGAACAGGCACGCGTTGAAGCCCTTGCCGGCGATGTTCTCGAAGTACGCCGTCCAGTCGGTGAGGTTGTAGTGCGCGACCCAACCCCAGGGGCTTGTCATCCGCATCGCCCACGGGTCGCCGACGTCGTCGACGAGGTACCGGCGGTTCGTGGAGAGGGCCACCGGCCATGTGTAGGTGCCGGGGATGGTGGGGTTGCCGAGCGTCGCGGTGGACGCGCGTCCCGTCGGGGTGACCGTGAGGACACCGAGGGTGATCGTGGGCGCGCCGAGGGTTGAGCCCGGCGCGACGCTCGACGGTGCCACGGTGAGCGCGGCCGTGACGGAGGGGGTGCCGAGCGCCGACGTCGCGGCGAGCCCCGTGGGAGTGACGGTCAACGCGCCGAGGGTGACGGCCGGCGTCCCGAGGGTGACGGCGGAGGGGACGCCCGTAGGTGTGACGCTGCCGGTCAGGGTGATCGACGGTGAACCCACAGCGGCCACCGAAGCGAGCCCTGTGGGGGTGACGGTCAGGACGACGGTCAGGACCGGTGTGCCGAGCGCGGCTGCCCCGGCGAGCCCGGTCGGGGTGACAGTCGTGCCACCCGCGGTCGTCGTCAGGGTGAGAGTTTGCGCGCGGGGCTTCCACGCGTTCCCGCCCGAGACGGACCACACCGCGGTACCCGTCGCCCCCGCGGAGGCCTGCGCGACATGCGCGACCGCGGCGCAGAACCATTCCCCACCGGCCGCCTGGATGCGCTGCACCTGCCCGGTGGCGTGCCCGGACGGGTACCCGATGGTCGGGGCGGACGTGTAGTTCTGGTTCGACACGAGCCGGGCGACCATCGTGCCTTCGGTCGTGGTGACCGTCGGGGACGTCGTCGAGTCGTTCGTGCCCGCGGACTGCGCGATGGTCAGGGCGCCGTCGTACCCGACGACGACGACCGCGGCCCCGTACCCCGCGACGGCGTGGTTCCACGTCGACCCCGGCGACGTCGTCGCCGTCCACCACCCGTAGTTCGTGAACTCGTCGTCCGTGCGGGCCCTCGTGACGAGGGTCCACCCGGTGGGTGCGACGAGGTCAGTCAGCTCCCCGTACCACTGCGCGAGGGCCAGGTAGCCCGACGAGGACCCCGGTGGGGTGACGGTGAAGTCACCCGCACCGGCGATGCCACCGTTCGCGGTGCCGACGACACCTGGGTACGCCACGGGCCAACCTCCTCGTCAGGGTCAGGCCGGGCCGGTGTCGGTCGTGTCCAGCGCCGGGCCGATGAGCCGCGCCAACGCGACGAGCGCGTCGTCGGCGACGAGGAGCGCGTCAGCGACCCCGCGGATGCTCGCCGCGATCGCCGCGGTGGTGCCCGCGATCTGCGTGTCGGTCCTGCCCCGCGCCGTGGTCACGGTACGCGCGGACGTGCGCACCGCACCTACCGCCGCGATGGCCTTGGTGCGCAGCGCGTCGTAGTTCGCCTGCTGCGCGGCCCGGGCGTCCCGCTCAGCTTTCTGCGCGGACTCCACGGCGGTGTACGCCCTCGTGAGGGTGACGGTGGTCCCGTCGGGCGCGTACTCCCGGTACGTGCCCGCACCGGCGTCGTCCCACGTGGCCCGGACCACGCCGGCGACGGTGACGGATGCGACGACAGCCATCAGAGGGCGAAGATCTTCGACGCGCCGCTGTCCCAGGCGACGGTTATGTCCCCGCCGTTGGGCTGGAAAGGCAGGTTCGTGCCCGTGTCGAGGTAGGCGATGGCCCGCTGGGACGCGGCCGCGACGTCCGCTCCGCCGGTCACGGCGGACGCCTGGTAGATCAGGATCCCGTGGTTCGTCGCGTTGGACGCGAGCGCGGTGTAGGTGACGTCGGCCGCGTCGAACACACCGTCGGTGACGGTCTTCGACGCGAGGGTCGCCGCGGTGCCGTGCAGGGTGCCGCCCGCGCCGGTCACATCGGCGACGGATGAGTGGGACGACGAGTAGGTGTACCCGCGGATGGGGGACGCCTTGATGACTGCGGTGTCGAGGTCGATGGACCCATCGAGGAATCCCTGCTTTGCCTTCGCGAACAGGACGTTTGCCATTCCGGTGCCCTCCTAGGCGTTGGGGTTGTCGTTGCTTAACGGACGACTTCTCCGGGGTCGGGCACGGTGTTGGAGCCGTATCCGTTGACGCCTGGGCCCTTGGGTCCGGGGCCGCCGGTGCTCCGTCGGATGGCGTAGATGGTCCCGCCACCGGGGAGGGTGTAGGGGCCGTCGAGGCGCTCGTCGCGGCGCGCGAGGAAGTCCTTGAACGCCCCGAGCAGGTCGTCGTGGATGAGGACCTGGACACCGGAGTCGGCGGCGCCCGCGGCGACGACGGTCCTCACCGCGCCCGCCGGTACCCGTTCAGGTCGAGGTAGCGGCACGCGAGCCAGAGCTTCAGCCGCGACGTGTAGAGCCGGACGTACTGCCCCCAGCCGCGGTTCGCGATGAGTCCCCAGCCGCCCGGGACCCGGACGACCTCGTAGGCGTTCACGGGTGCGCCCGCAGCCCGAGTCCCTTGCAGGTCAGCGGACCGGCCTGCTGGTCGATGGCGCCCTTGTACGCGCGCCCGTGGTTGGACGCCTGCCAGTCGCCGACGCGCTTCGCGGTGATGTCGCCGTAGTCGTAGTCGACGCGCAACCTGCGGAGGTTCTTCGCGTACCGGCCCGACCAGTCGTTGAGCTTGGCTTGCAGCTCGGCGACCCACACGGCGTGGGCGTCGGTGACCTTCCCCCACACGCCGTCCGCGAGGAGGTCGGGGTACACCTGACCGGCCTGGTACGCCTTGATCGCGGACATGGTCCGCGGTCCGCGGATCCCGTCGACGAGGCCGCCGTAGAACCCCGCCTCGAGGAGGATGCGCTGGACACGCTCGACACCCGTGTCGGGCTTCAACGTGGGGCGGTCGTCGTCACGGGACACGCTGCCGACGTTGAACCCGCCGCGGGCAATGAGGCCGATGACCTCCGCGCCGGGGCATTGGGTCGACGCACCGGGCATGAGCTTGTGCGCGGACAGGTCGTGCGCGTTCGGCATCACGGGCCACCCGGGCAGGTACCTGCCCAACGTCCCCGCGACGAGCGCGGACCGCACCCACGCGACGGTTTCCCGGGCTTCGTCGGTCGGTTTCTCCTGGTCCCCGATGATGACCTGCAGGCCCACCCATTCGTGGTTGCCCTGCGGGTACGTGTACTTGACGGCGGAGTGCGCGGCGACCCTTGCCCCGGCGCCTTCGTAGAGGCGCCCCGCCTGGTCGACGAGGAGGTTGTAGCCGATGTCGGGCCAGCCGCGGATCCGGCGGTGGTACTCCCGGAACCCGCGCAGCAGGGCGCACGTCGCGTCGAACGTCATGCCGGCGCGCCGGTCACCGCCGTCGCCGGGGTAGTGCAGGGCAACGCCCCGCACCCGGCTCACCTGGTAGGAGCGGGTGAACCGCCGCCGGTCGCCGGTGTTCCCGTCCCATTGGGCTCGTTGGATGATCTCGGGCATGACGAATCCCCCGTCGGTTGGACTGGACTGCGGGACGTGACAGGGCCGGGCTTTTATGTGCCCCGAACCGGGGTCAGGCGCGGCGGTGGATCAGGATCTGCCGGGCGACCTGCCGGGCGGTGCGGACCAGGGCTTCGATGAGGCCCTGGTGCCAAGCGGCGTGCGCAGCCTCGTTCGCGACGACGGCGGAGCACTTGTCGCACACCGCCCACGTGGACCCGTCGAGCATCAGGTCCCCTGGTCCGGGTGGCGCAGGATCATCACGATGCGCCACACGGAAAGGGCCACGACGACGCACATGAGGACCGCCACGGAGGCGAACGTGCCGGAGGTCTCCTTGTCGGCGACGAGGACGATGATGAGCCCCACGAGCGCGGACACGGCGAGCGTCCACACCATGACGTGCCGCCCGTACCAGTCCAGCTCGAAGCGGAGCACGACGCCGTGCACGACGGTCATCGCCAGGCACGCGCCGAACGCGACCCACGACGCGATGATGGCAACGGTCTGCACGTTCACCTCCGGAGCCTGAGGACGCGTTCCCAACGGTCGGAGTCACGGCGACGCGCCCGCTCGAGGTCGGCGACGGCCTGCGCCACCCACGCGTCGAGCCGGTGCTGCTCCCGGACGCCCGCCTTGGAGATCTCGGACGCGACGACCGGGTCGGTGACGTCGGCGAGCTCGGCGCTCATGTCTGCCGCGACGTGCCGAGGGACCGGGCCGCGAGGGTCGCTTCCGGGGTCAGGACCTGCGACGACGGTGTCGTCGCTGCCAGGACGCTGACGGTCTGCTCCGCGGCGAGCCTTCGCCCACTCTCGGAGGTGATCCAGGCGTCGCGCCACAGCCGCGCCTCCTCCTCGGCCCTGTCCACGCGTCGCTCGTGGTCCTTGACACGCGCGTGAGCGTCGGCGACGCGCCCGTCAGCGTTGACCTGGACGGCGACCAGGGCCTTGTCCATGTCTTCGCGGCGCACCAGGCCGGGGCCTATGAGCGAGCCCTTCAGGACCAGGATGATGACGACACTGAGTACCGTCCCGGCGCCGACGTTCCCCCATCCGCCGACCGCCGTGAGGATGTCGCCGAACTCCAATGTGACCTCCCCGTCGAGGCGTGTCCGGACGCGACGGGCCCCCCATGACGTCCTTCCGCTTGGGCTACCAGAGCGGCGTGGGCTGCCCGATCATCCGCAGCGACCCGTTGATCGTCCGCGTGGTCCCGGACGTCTGGTACACCTGCACCTTCACGCCGTCGCCCGCGGTGAGCTCGAACTGCCACGTCCCGCCGCCGGCTTCCTCCCCGTACATGGGGAAGCGGATCATCGAGGATCCGGAGTCGTTGAGGATCAGCTCGACGAACGCCCGCCCGGTGGGCACGGCGCCGGAGATGAACGCGGCGACGCTCATCGTGTACCAGCCCGTCGTCGGGACGACGAGCGAGTAGGAGCTGGTCAGGCCGAGGGAGAAGCTGCCCGTCTGGCGGGCGATGGTGAGGTTTTCCGCGGCGAGCGTGGCCGTCGGCACGGACTGCGTCATGGAGCACACCGCCGCCGGGTGCGCTCCCGCCCATACGGTCCACGTCGTGCCGTTCGTGGTGATGAGGTCCGCGTTGGCGGATGCCTGCCGCACGTACAGCGGCGTGGCTGTCGACGGGGTGAAGCCCTGCCCGGCGAGCGCGGTGACGAGCTGCGCGCGGGCGGTCGCGTCGGCGACGGGGATGATCTGGGAGTGCTGGGCGATCTCGGCGAGCAGGTTCGCCGTCGAGAACGGGTCCCCGGACGCGGGCGGGCTGGCGGTGTAGAGCACGTGGCCTCCTATATCCAGGACCCGCCGACGAGGAGCAGGTCCCCGGAGCGGCGCACCTGCGGTGGGACGACGACCTGACCGGACGCGGACCCGCCGGAGTCGGTGACGGTGTAGTTCAGGACGACGGCTGCGGAGCGGTTCACGGGTTCCGTGAACGACGCGACGAGGCCCGCGATGGTGATGGTGCCCACGGTCGGGCCGGACGCCTGCGTGGCCGTGAGGGTCAACGTCCCCGTACCGGTGGACCCGGTGAAGTCGACCTTCGTGGTCTGTCCGATGGTGTACGCGACGGTCGGCGGTGACGCGTCGAGCGGGCCGATGGCCCCGTACGCGGAGTCCGACATGCGCAGGTAGCGGAAGTCGTAGGCGGCGGACGCCGCGGTCGTGATGACCCCGTAGCGGGCCTGCGTGATGTTCGCGGTGCCGACGTTCGCGACGCTCGAGTCGAAGGTCTCCGCGGCGGTCGTGGAGTGCCCGTCGGAGGCTGTGTAGAGCGCGAAGTGGATCTCGCCGTCGGCGGTGCCCGTGCCGATCTCAGCGCCGAGATACACCCGCCACCCCGCGGCTGTCGGCACAGCGGCGGTCGTGGTGAACAGGGACGCGCCGGCGAAGTTGAACACGCGGAGCTTGCCGTCGGTGAGGTGCTCGACGGTCGCGACGTACGTGGTCCCGTTGTGCAGGGCCACGACACGGTTGCTGGCGCCGGTCGGTGCGGCGGCCCCGTAGAACTCCGCCTCGACGGCCGCCCGCGGTGAGGTAAGGGTCCAGTCCCAGCGGGCGACGCTCGTGGTGTTCCCGTTGGTGCGCCACACCCGCGGGCCGCGGTCCGTCTCGCACGTGATGGTGCCCGTGCCCGAGAGGGTGATGGCGTCGGCCGCGCGTCCCGCCGCGCCGCCGGTGTTCCCCGTCGTCGCGGCGGTCCCGTCCGCGAGGGACAGGAGGTTCGGGTTGTTCGTGTACGTCGTCACCGGCTCACCCCGTCGATGTACGCTCGCGGCGTCGCATGGTCCGGTTGCTCGCCTTGGAAGCCCTCGCCCTCGCTAGGTGAGGGCTTCCATCGTGAGATGGCGACCACGGTGAACTCGCCGGGATGCCGCTGACGCATCCCGGCAGCGATGCGCTCGGCTAGATGCAGCGGTCCAGGAATGACACCTCGGACCAGACGCTGTTCCTTCTCTCCCCACACGGCATAGGCGATGACGTCGTCCACAGAACTCACCCCGTGATCAGGAGCGGGCCGGAGCCCGTGTCGGCGCGGACGTTCCCGGTCTCGGTCCACATGCCCTGCAGGACGGACCCGGCCGTGACGTGCCAGTACGGGGTGCCGCCGCCGTAGTTCTTCTGCCCGAGCGCGACGGTGTTGTCGATGAGGTCGAAGCGGTTCGTCGGCGCGGACACACCCGACCCACCGAGCAAGTTCAGCGGGATGGACCCGCCCGCGAACCAGGACCGTCGGATCTCGACCCACTGGTGCAGGGCGTAGTCGTTCGTGATGACGACCGCCGTGAGTGAGCGGTCCGTCCACGGCGTCACCGTGACGTCGACGTTGCACCCGTTGACCAGCGTCGTCGACCCGCCCTGCAGCTGCATGCCGTCGTTGTGCGTGGCGTCACCCGCGGTACGGGTCGGGTCGACCGCGAACCACGTCAGGTCGTGGATGTAGCAGGCCTCCATGACGACGGGCCACCGTGAGGTCTGGATGCCGTCGACGACGCGGGAGATGTTGCAGCGCCGCGCGGTGAACCCGCCGTTCTTGATGCCGTACGCCATGACGGACTCGTTCGCCGGGGAGGGCGTCAGGTCGCAGTCCTCGATGAGCGTGTCGTTCGCGGCGGTGCTGGACATGTCGATGAGCGGGTAGTGCTCGTTGACGGCGGGGCTGGCCTTCGGCGGGGACCCGAAGATGCGACAGTTGCGGATGACGATGCCGGACGCGGCGGGCTTGATCCGCCCGTACACGTCGAGGTTCTCGATGACGGTGCCGGGTGTGGACACGGTCCACAGCCCCTGGCTGGGCACGGTGTACGCGGTCCGCGTGACACCGGGCAGGGTGCCCGTGGTGGAGGCGTCCGGCTTGTACGTGCCGGGCACGAGGCTGCCGCGGCCCGGCGTCGGGTCGGTGACCGGCGGGCCGACGCGATCCATGCGCGTCCAGACGCCCCCGATGAGCTGCGCCTCAAGGAGCGGCATCAGACCCCCCCGAGCGGCGACTCAGAGTGGATGGTGATGCGGTCACCATCCACTTGCAGGCTCGTCGGCCATACCATGCTCGCCCCGTCCAGGGTGTCGCCCTGGAAGTGGCGCCCGAGGAACGCCCAGGCCGGCCTCGCGCCAGGCGTCGCATATCCGCCTGGCAGCCGGATCTTCCATGCCCCCGCCACCCAGAACAGGTGCTCGCGCCCGTCCGCCGACGCCTGCTGGGAGTTCGCCGCCAAGTAGGAGGCGTCCAGGCTCGACGTCGACAGCCGCCCGGTGACCTCGTCGATGAGGAACTTCTCCGAGGTGAGGGTGATCTGGTGCGACCCGGACTTCCAGACCACGCGGGCGCCCTGCGTCCCGGTCAGGACCGGCGACTGGGACGCCTGGTTCAGCGTGAAGTCCGGGATGAGGCCCGCTGTCCCGCTGGTCAGGGTCGCCGCTGGGGACCCGCCCAGCGGGGTGACGGTCATCGGCGTCGTGAACCCGGTGTCGGTGTCGAGGTAGATCGCGCCGAGGAGGCCGGGCACGAACGTCTGAGTGTTCGGTGCGTACGCGACCTTCGCGTCGAACGTGTACGTCGCCACTTAGACCTCCTCGGGTGCGGGGTCGAGGTTGCGGGTGGCGAGCTGCGCGAGGCCCTTCGACGCCTCGAGGAAGCCGCCGAGGATGACGGTCAGGGACTGGACCTGCGCGGCGATCTGCGCGGGCGTCGGTGGCTGCGGCAGGGCGAGGTACGCGCCGAGCGCGACCATCGCGGTGTCGTACGCGGCGAACGCTTCGAGCGCCCGGCCGCGCAGGACACCAGCGGCTTGCGTCTCGTCGTCGCTGGGCGGCTCTGGTGGCAGGAGGACCTCACCGCCCGCCCAGCGGGTGTCCGTCGGTGCGGTCTGCGGCTGGGACCCGGTGACGAATCCGAGGGCCCGGGCGATGGCGTCGTCGTGGGCCTTGTGGACCGCCGCGTCAGCGACGACGACACCGCACCCCGGGCACACGGACTGGGGCACTACGGCGCCTCCTCCTCGACCCTCTCGGCTTCCGAGAGGATGCCCGCGGCGAGGGCGCGCGCCTCGTTGGGCGTCATCACGACCGCTGGGGCGCCGACCTCCCACACGAGGACCCGCCCGCGCCAGCGGGACACGAACAGGTACCCGTCACCCGTGGGGTCGGTGGGGTCCGGCGGCTTCCATCCGCGAGCGGCGGGTTTCATTAACCGGTCACCTCATACTCGAAGGCGATGGACCACGACGGCGGAGTGGACTTCGTGCCCCCGTACGCGGCACCGACGAGCCCGAGGGAACGCACAGCGCCCGTGCGCAGCGCCTCACGCACGCTCGACGGGATCGCCACCGTTGCGGTGCCGCCCGCCCCGGAGGGGACCGTGACGGTGAACGTGTCGCCGGTGAAGGTCGGGGCGCCGGCCGGCTTCGACCCCGACGCGCAGCCCTGGACGGTGGCCGTCCAGTCCCCGGCGCCGGGGGAGCCGTTGGAGACGACGCTCAATGTCGCCTTCGTGATCGCCGACGCCCCGAGCGCGGTGACTTGTGTGCCGTACCAGGCGAGCCCACGAAGCGGCCGAGACACTCCGGGGCGGGTGTACGTCCCCTGGTACACGGGCTTCGTGGACCCGTTGTGCCGGTCCCAGGCCCCCGAGTCGACGCGCCACGTCCCCGCACCCGACGGGCTGACCGTCCGCGACGCGGTCCGCACCGACGACGTCACCGCCGCGGGCGGGCGCGACTCCGGTGCCAGCGCAGCCTCCGACGCGGGGCTCAGGACGTGCACCGGGCGACCGTGCTGCACGAGGACGTGCACGGACGTGACGCCCGTGTAGACGCCCGGTGACGTCGGGACACCCGGGATCGGCTCCGAGCCCCACAGCGACACCGTCGAGGTGTAGGTCGGGTCGTCGGTGGCGATGAGCGCCGCCGTGGTCCGCAGCGTCCCGTCAGCGCCCGGCGGTGGCGGCTTCGGGGCGTCCCGGCGCTCGTAGATCGCCGCGAGGATGTCAGGCACCCGGCACCTCCACGGATGCGCGGTACCGCTCGACCGGGACCCTTGCGAGACCGAGAGCGTCGGCAACGCACAGACGGTGGTGGCCGTCCCACACGCGCCCGTCGGTGCCGAGCAGGATCGGTTGGCGGATGCCGTGGCGCTGTACTGATGCGGTCAGTCGCCGGATGGCGTCCCTGTGCTCGGTGCGCAGGTACTCGAACTCGGTGTCCCAGCCGTGCTCGTCGCCGTCCTGGTAGAGCCGGAGAACGTCCGCGAGCGGCATCGAGTCAGACATGGCATTCGCACCGGCACGGCGCAGCGCAGAACTTGCACCGGGCGCCCTTCTCGGCGCACCGCTCATGCAGCCCGTGCAGGCAGGACGTCGAGAGGTAGTCGTGCGGGGGCACGGGGAGCGTGATGTCGTAGCCCGTCTCGTGGTCATGCCAGCGCTGGAGCTGCTCGTTCCACTCGAGTCCGAGTCGAGCGGCGCTCTCGTCAGGCACCCGGGAGCCTCCTCACGGGATCTCGACGTCCATGCGCATCGCGTCCGGCACGAGCGGGATCTGTAGCCCCGACACGTACCCCCAGTGCAGGAACCCGTCCGCGTGGACCGCGACCGCGTCGTCGACCTCCCACCGCGGGTCCGCAGCCAACGTCACCGGGATCGTCCGCGCCCGCCGGATGCTCTTGGCGAGCTCCGCGTTCGCGACCTGCCTCGCCACGAACCTCGAGGTGATCGCCTGGGAGGAGATCCGGCCCGTGATCTCCCCGTACGTCGCTATCGCCAGCGGCCCCGACGTGACCGACGCGACCTCCTGGAACGCGGGCTTCCCCGCGTCGTCCTGCTCCTGACCCCGCGCCACGATGACGTTGAACGCCCCCGAGCGGCTGTCCGACTGGTACGCCGCCACCACCACGGGGATCCCGTCGATCGAGTCGTCGTCCGTCAGAGTCGCCAACGGCACCGGTACCGCGGCCAACGGTGGGAGGAGGTGCAGGTTACCGAAGCCGTCCTCACGCAGCCGCGCCGGCCACGCGTCCGCCAACTCCTTCACGGCCTCGAAGCGGGACTCACCCCACGACATCGCCGGCACCGGGCGGTCCACGAGGCCCGGGTCGATGATCAGGCCCATGTGCGGCGCCACGAGCCGCTTCAGCTCCGACGCGATGGTCCCGCCGGCGCGCGGTGCGGTCGGCGTGCGAAGCCCGGCGTCCACGAGGCGGCGGGTCAACGACTCACCCGTGACCTGCACAGTGCCGGCGTCGACGTCCCAGTCCGTGATGAGGAACTTCCCGCGGGGGAAGTCCCAGTACGTCCCGGACACCAGCGCCGTGACCCGGATGGACACCCACAGCTGTTGCCCGAACCTCGCCAACGGGTGCCGGTCGTCGATCCCCGGCACCCAGTCGAAGCCGTGCCACACGCGGGGGACCACGAGGTCCAGGGAGCCGGGGACGTCCCGGTTCGTGGACCACGCCACGGACCCCGAGTCCACCGGGACGGACTCCGCGAGGTTCGTACCGCCGAGCCACGACGACACGACAGCTTCGTACTTCACTGCGCCGCCCAACAGCTCGGCGACGCCGTCCTCGTCGAGCATCAGCCGACCTCGGACCAGATGACCCGATCCATCTCGCCCCAGTCGATGCCGAGCGCGTCCACCTGGCCCCACGTGAGCCCGGCGTCGTCGACGTCGCCCCACGTCTGCAACGGCTGCACGAACCCGGACTCCGGGTCGGACTGCGCCAGGTACGACAGCGACCAGACCCGCTCCCCGACGTCGACCCGGGGGCCGATGTCGTTGCCGTCGTCGGTCACGTAGATGACCTGCACCGGTTCCACGTCGCAGCCGGGCAGCCGGCACCGGGACGCGTCGTGGAAGTACGCCACGTGGACGTTGGCGTCCATGAGGGCGCGCATCGTCTTCGTGTGCGTCCCGACGGTCGCGACCTGCAGCGACCCGCCACCCGCGCCGGCGATGGGGTCGAGCCGGACCGGCGCCCAGCGGGACCCGCGCACCGACGATGCGTGGAAGCGTCGCTCACCGGAGCGCGCGTCACCACCCTGCCGGCGCACCCCCGCGAACGACTTCGAGTCCAGGGATGCGATGACGTCCCACGCCAGACCGTCCCCACCCAATCCCGTGTAGGTGCGGGTGATGGCCGCCGCTGCGACGACCGTCCCGTCGACGCTCACGCTGTAGGTGAGGGTCTCGTTCAGTGGGGCCAACGAGTCCGCGAGGGACACCTGAGCGCCCGTCGCCGGCCCCGACCCGCCCCGCACCGCCCACGTGAACCCACCCGCCGTGGAGCCCGTGATGGCGTACGTGGTGCCGGAGGCGAGGATCGCGCCGTTCACGACGATGCGGACGTGCGGCAGCCCACCGACACCGATGGACAGGTTCAGGGCGGAGGTGTCGCCGAGGACGACGGGCATCAGCGGGTGCCGGCCAGACGGACGGCCCGCGTCTTGTCCGCCACCGCCTGAACCGAGCGCCGGGCGGCGTGCGCGTCGAGGGCCGCCGCGAGCGCGTTGATGCTCTGCTGGTCGAGCCGCACCGTCCCGCCCGCGGTCACGTTCACGTTCGGGGTCACGCTGCCCTTGCCGTTGATGCTCACGACCTCCGGGCCGTGCTCACCCACGAGGTAGGACCCGCCCTCGACAGGGCCGCCCGACGCCCTGCCCGTCGAACCCGTCACATTCTCGGAGACTACGTAGACGCCTTGCGTCCTATGAAGTTCCGCGAGCTGCCCGCGCAGACGACTGACAGCGTCGATGACGCTCTCAACCCCCGGCGCCGAGACGGTCGTGCTCACGCTGCCCGGCATGAGCCCATATTGATCGGCCAGCCTGTTTGCAGCGTCCTTCGTGATCCCGGCCGCCGTGGCGGCTGCCATGAACGCCCCGTACTGGTCCTGCTGCACGCGGTTCAGCTCGGCGCCCTTCACGCCCGCGGCTGCGGCCGCAGAGCTCACGCCGCCGAGTTCTTCCGCGAGGTCGGCGAGGACGGCGTTGTTGGCACGGGTCCTCTCTTCGCCGACGGCAAGGGTGTCGTTGTTTGTCTTGATCTGCTCGGTGGCGGTGGCGAGAGACTCGGACATGCCGCCGAGGGCCTGGTCGTATGCAATGACCGCCTCGGCGGTGGTCTGCATCGCACCCGTGTAAACGTCGGCCTTCTCTGCTGCCGTGGCGGTGTTCTCAGTGACACCGTTCAGAGTGTCGATGTAACCGTTGAGCACGGCGTTCGTAGACGTGTTCACGCCCGCGAACTTCTCCTGCTCGGCCCGTAGCTCCGCCTGCACGACCGCCGCGGCCTCAGCGTCGCCCGAGTACCCGCGCACCACAGTCGCCAGGTCGAGCCCGGTCTGCGCGGCGATGCGCTGCGCCTCCGCATACTTGATGACCGCTTCCTCGTCATCGTTGAGGATCTTCGAGATGCCCTCGTTGACGTACTGCGCTGAAAGGAACCGGTTCCCTGACTCGAGCATGTCCTCATACATCGAGGACACGGCCACCTTCGCGGCCTCGGTCCGCTTCGTCCACTCGTTGAGGAACAGACCGGCACCGGCGGCGGCCGCGATACCCGCAGCGGCACCCGCCGGCCCGAACCCGATGAACGCGTTGGCGAGGACCTCCTGGAAGCCGCCCGCGATGGACTCCGCCGAGCCGTCAAACGACGCGGCGACCTCACGCGCGGTGTCCCTTGATTCCTCCTTGAAGTTGTCGACGCCGTCGCTTGCCTTGTCCGTGCCGCGCTTGATGTCGTCGCCGATGGAGGTCCCGGCCTTGCGGGCGGACCCGCCGACGTCGTCGAACAGGTTGCGGAACTTCCGCTCTAGGCCCTTCGCGGCGTCCTCGGCCTTGTCGGTGCCGTCCTCGATCTCGTCGCCGATCTTGCGGCCGGCGTCCTTCGCACCGTCCCCAGCACCTTCGAGGGACTCACCCATCTTGTCGCCGGTGCGCTGCGCGTCACGGCTCAGGTCGTCGAGAGCGTCCGCGACGTCGTCGAGGGACTTCGTGACGTCCTTCGTGCCCGAAAGGAACCGGCGCACGTCGGACAGGAACTCGATGTTGATGCCTTTTGCCACGTCAGCGCCTCCCCTCGGCTGCGTCGTGATACGTCTTGACGATCAGCTGGACCCACAGCGACACCATGCGCGGCGCGACCTCGGACCACGCCGGGTACACGACCCGCCCACCGCTGGCCTTCGACGGCAGCCCGCGCATCGTGCGGCGCCGGACCTTGTGGCTCCCGCCCGCGACGCGGTTGCGTCGGGTGTACCGGGTGAACTTCTCCCGGTTGGGGACGCCAAACTCCCACGGCCCGTAGTCGTCCGCCGGGACGAGCCCTCGCCCGACCTTCCTCGTGGACTGCGCGGCCTTCGCCACGGGCGGGTTACCGGCCGCGATCTTGGCGCCGGCGCCGAGCATCCTCGACGTGAGTCCACCCTGACCGGCGGCACGGGACTGCACCACGTCCCGCCAGACCGGGTTCATCTTCTCCCGCGTCGCCCGGTTGATGTCCGCCCGCAGGTCCCGGTCCGCGGCCTTGAACGCGAGGACAGCCGCCTTCAGGACGCGGTCGTCACCAACGCTCAGCACGTCACACCAGGACCGGCTCGCCGTCGAGCGGGAGGACGACCTGCGCCGTGAGGGTGGCGTCCGTCGCGGACCCGCCGAGCTTGCCGGGCACGATGAGCGCCGACCCCGACACCGCTGCGCTCGACCCGTCCTTCGGCGTGAACGTCAACGACTGCATGCTGCCCGCGTTGGCGTACAGGTACCGGGTGAACCCGTCAGCGGTGTCGAAGTCCTGCGCGTAGGACACCATGACGACCCACCTCGTCCCCGACGGCACGGGCGTCTGACGCCCACCGAAGCCGAGCGGCAGCCACTCGTAGTCGACTTCGGGGACGAACGACACCTCGGACACGGACGCCGTGAAGTCGTCGCCGTCGACCGTCAAGACCGCGTCCTTCAGGCTGATGGGCGCGAGCCCGATGATGGTCACCGGTCAGGCTCAGACGGAGTATTGCGGCTTGCCGATGACCGCGAGGGCGACCGTCCCGGTGACGATGTTCCCGTCCGCGGACCCGCCGATGGCCCCAGGAGACAGGACGATGGTCGCCGTGACCGTCGGGCCGGCCGCCTCCGGGGTGAACACGGCCGTGACCGTGTTCCCCTCGTTCGTGTGGAGATAGCGCAGGAGCCCCGCGGTGGCGAGGTCCTGCGCGAAGCTCAACGTGCAGGTCCACTCCGCGATGGTCTGGTCGCGCACGATGTTCCCACCGATGCCACGCCACGTCGTCGCCGACGTCGCAGGCGAGAACTCCACCTGCGACAGCGCCGCGGTGAAGTCGTCCGCCGCGATGGACATGGTGGCGGTCTTGAGCGAGTAGGGGTTCGCCAGGGGGATGACGGCCATTAGTCGGCCTCCGTTCCGATTGTCGCTACGGCCCGGGCTGTCATCCGGTACCCGTGGAATCTCTCTTTGAGGACGCCCCGCTCGGCGACCGACCAGTCGATGAACGGGATGTCGTGGACCGCGGTGAGGACTTCGTCGAGCGCGTCGTCGAGGTCGTCGTCAACCTTCGCGGGGTCCTCGCTGCCGACGATGACCCACAGCTCGACGGTGACTTCCAGGCCGTTGCGGTCGTTGATCCGGCTCCCACGTTCGATGAGGGACTGCCAGAGCATCACCGTGGGGCGCGCCGCCGCGTCAGGGTCGTACGTGTACCCCTTGACGATGTACGAGTCCGGGAGCCGGTCGGTCAGCTCCTTGGCGATGGCCTGGCGAACGTTCACGGCTCCCCGATGCGCAGGTTCGCCTTGACCGCGTCGCTGACCGGGATCGCCTTGCCCGCCACGGCGACGTCGGCGATGTGCTGCGCGAGCGCGAACTCGCGCCGACGCGGGAGGACCTTCGCGTCACCGATCAGCTCGTCGACGGCGCGGGTGCCCTCCGCTGTGGCGTCGAACGGCTCCGGCTCGACGTCGACGACCTCATCGCCCTCGTCCTCGTGGGCGACGCCGCGGTCGTCGACCTTCAGGACCCGGGCACGGGCCTTCCCGCCACGCTCGGTGGCGAACACGCGGGCACGCTCGTCCGGGTCGGCGACCTCGACGTACGCGAGGACCTCCGCCGCGGTGTGGTCGGTCGGGTTGAAGATCTCGTCGCTCATCGCAGCACCGGGAGCCCTCTCTGGGGTCGTAGGAGTCGCTTCACTGTCCAGTCGAGGGGAAAGACGGTGACGGCGAGCCCGTCGCCGCCGATCTGGTCCCCCGACCCAGCGGCACCCGAACGCCACAACGCACGCGCCTGCAACGCCTGCGCCTGCCGCCACGACTCAGGCACCACAGCCGTCGTCATCACGTCGGCCTCGTCGAGGACCACCGTCGCGCCACGCACACCCGCCACGTAGGCAACGTCCGGGGCGTACTCCTCGCACTGGATCCGGGCGGAGGTGAGCAGCATCGCGAGCTCGTGGATCTCCAGGTCGCACTGCGGCCAGTACGGCCCCTCGATGGTCTCCTCGGGTGTCAACCACCCCGACCACGCGACCACCGCTCACCTCCTCCCGTCGTCGCGAGCGTGCCGGTCAGGCGACGCCGTCGTCGACCAGGCTGAGTCCGGCTGCGTTGTTGATGAGCACGGCGTAGTACCCGAAGACGCCTTCGTCGACGCCGCCCTTGGTCAGGTCGACGGCCTCGACGCGGATCGGGACGGTGCCGAGCTCGTAGACGGTCGCCGCGTCGCGTGCGCCGACGAGGACCTGCCCGGTGTTCAGGTCCGGCCAGGGGACGACGGGGAAGTTCTGCGCGGTGAGCGTGCCCTCGTCCAGGCCCAGGGAGGCGTTGAGGAACGCGAGGGAGTCCTCGGAGCGGGTGAGCAGGATGTCCCGCCACAGCGACGGGTGCACCAGGGCGAACGTGGGCATCCGCCTCGTCGAGTTGAGGACGTCGAGCGCGCCGTCGGCGATCATCGCCACACCGCGGGACACCCCCGTGGGAACCGTGCCCACGGTGATCGCCGAACCGGCGGCCGTCTCGATGGCGTTGAAGACGGCGAGGTCGGACTGCACGGCATACGACTCCGTCATGGCCTCGAAGTAGGCGCGGAAGAACTCGGTGTCGTTGAAGTCGCGGAACTTGCGGTCGATGTCGTGCGCGCCGGCCAACCGCGCCGCGTCCTGCGTGACGGCCGCGGTCTCCACCGCGTTCGACGGCACCGCCGTCTTGTTGCCCGCGTACGGCGCGACGACCGGCTTGGTGACCCACCGCCACCCCGCGACCCGGTAGCTGGTGAGGTCGCCGTGGTTGAACAGCGGCACGATGCGCCGCGAGTAGGCGCGACCCGACCAGAGCTCGCCGACGAACTGCGGCTGCTCGAGGCCGAGGATGTTCGCGGGGACGATGTCAGAGAGCGCCGCCGTCAGCCGCGAGGAGCCGCCCTCCTGGTGAGCGGTTGCGAGCATCCGGTACAGGTCGCCCCGTCCCATTGCCGCCCGCGCAGCCGGCCGGCGGGAAGCCAGCGACCCCACGGGCGCGCTGGCGGTCATGGTGGTCTCAGGCACGGTGGCCTCCTCCTCATTGTCGTCCTCCGGCTCCGTGCCGTCGGTGTCGTCGTCGCTTGCGGGCTGCTCCGCGGGCGCGGGCTGCTCCGTGGCACCCGGGCCAGGCTGCGGGGCCTGCACCGGGGTCGTCTCGATGGGACCCGTGCCACCGTCAGGCGTACCGGCCGGGGCCGGCTGGACCGGGGCGGGTGCCGCGGGCGTGGTCGTCGTGGTGATGGTCGGGGTGGCCTCTGGGGCCGGGGTCGTCGGCACAGCGGCCTCCTCGGTCGTCGGGGTGTCCTCTTCGTCGTCGCCGTGGTCAGATGCGACGAGCTGCGCGGACGGGAACGCCGGCTGGACCACGGCTCCCACCGAAACCAGACGCGCCGCGACGAGGCGGCCGCCACGGACCACCGTTCCCTCGGTGTCCACGGACACCCCGGTACGCAGGCCCGCGGCCGCTTCTTCGAGCAGGTCGTCGCCGGCCCGCGTGCGCGCGACCTCGAACGAGGCGAGCATCCCCGTGTCGGTGTCCTCCACCGACGTCGCCCACCCGACAGGGCGGGTCCGGTCGTGCTCGATGTCCAGGTGCACCGAGCGCAGGTCCTCCGGGACCTGCACCGTGCCCCTGGAAGCCACCATCCGGCCCATCGACGTGCGCCCCTGCTCCCCGTACGGCAGCAGTAGATACCGCAGCGTGCGGTCTCCTGAGTCGGCCGCAAGCAGGCGACCCTCGGTAGTGATCGTTGTCGCCCTCATGCTTCAGTCCTCCACGGCAGGGCCCTGCGCCGGTTGTGTCGGCGAGGACAGGTATTCGATGTTGAAGGCGATGCGGGTTCCCCGCGCCGTCACGTCATCCATTGAGAGCCGCGACTCCAGCGGTGTCGCCCAATAAGCCAACGACAGATCCACCAGCTCGTTGCGCTGACCCTCCTGGGTCGAATACGTCAACGACGCCGTGGACATCGACCCCTCAAGAAGCGCCGCCGGCAGCGCCAGATAATTGGCGAAGTCCAGTCGGGACGCGTTGCGACCCTCGACGTACAGCTCGGGACGAGCGTCCCCGTGGACACGAAGCTCGACATTGCTTGGCGTGTACGCCGTCGCGCCTCCGGCAGCACGGGCCTCCTCCCAGACGTCGACCAGCTCAGTAGCCTCTTCCTCGGTCAGCTGGTCGTTGGCATCGGTGTTGTGCAGCTCGGCCAACGGAACCGGGGACTTCACTCGTGACGCCCACGAACGAGTCATTGACCGGGCTGCGCGGATGTCATCTGACGCGATCTCCAGGAGCCCGTCCTGGGGGCCTTCGATCAGGACCACGTCCTCGGCGTCCACCTCATTGCCGTTGACGAGCAGGTGCAGGTCCTCGTCGATCTCCCACCACTCGTGCGGCACCCTCGCCGCGTCCGTGAGCTGCCCGCGGGTCCCGCGCTCCACCGCCCACAGGGACGACCCGTAGAAGATCAGGTCATCCAGGGTCCACAGCATCCGCGTCGACGGCGGCACCGGAGAGGATGTGCGGTACATCCACGGGTCGGAGTCGACGATCTCGCTGCGGACGAACTTCGCCAGCGGTTGACGGGACAACGTCCCGCAGATCAGTGAGCGTCCCTTCACGATCGCTGGGACCTTCATGGCCTCTGCCCGGGTCACCGGTGAGAACGAACCGCCGAAGACGTCGCTGTAGGCGATCTTCGACAGGGTGCCGGTCGACCAGGGTGACCGGATGACCTGCTCGGGTCGAAAGTCCGGCCTACCCTGCTCGCCATTCGCCACCTGCACCGCGAACCGGAACGCGTCGATGAGCGCCATCTAGGAAGCCCTCCTCGTCGAGGACACGATCCGCAACGACTGCCGCTCTCGGATCTGGTCGAACTGCCACAGCGCCAGGGACGCGGCCACGAGCGGGGACACGTCCGACGCCGACGCCTTCCGCGCGAAGTACCGGCCACCCTCGGACTGCCGCCACGCCGCACCCTGAGCAGCTGCGGTGAGCGACTCCTGCCCGAAGTGCCGCAGACGGCCCGCCGCCAGCTCGGAGACGATGCGTTGTGCTGCACCCTGCGCGTCCTTCGAGTTGCCAGCCACCAGCAGCACACCCCTAGCTCTGGCGATCTCCTCGGCCGGCCCGTGATTCGCGCCGATCGCGTCGTAGCGGACGGGGAGTCGGTGCTTCTTCGCGACGGAGTGCGCCAGCTTCGCCAACCAGTCCAGGCGAGCCCCCGACTGGTAGCCCAGCACGCCGACGTACGCGAGACCTTCGGCGTCACGCCACGCTGCACATACCGCGCCGGCGTTTCCCTCGATCGCAGTGTCGAACGCGAGCCCGACACGGTCGGGGATCGGCACCGACGGGACCTCGGCATCCCGCCACATCGTCAGATCCAGCGCCGACGTCGTCAGGTCAGGCGGCCACCACGACAGGTACTCCATCGTCCACTGCGTCAACGACATGCCCTCGCGGCGGGCGCGCATCTTGTCCAGCGTCGTCAACGTCCCGATGCCCGGGTGCGCCGCCAACCACGTCGCCTCGTCCTCCGGGTCAGCGGACTCCGGCGCCGCGTACTCCGACAGGGTGTAACCCAGCGCGTCGCGTCGGCCCGCCTCGAGCGCCGACCAGAACCAGCCCGCCCGGGCCTTGCCCGCCGTCCCTGATAGGACCACTTGACCATCGGACAGGGTGTCCAGCAGCGGCATGACCGCCTGACGCAGGTCCTCCGAGTGCCCTGGCTCGAACTCCTGCGGTTCGTCCACGTACACGTTCGCGCCCTCACCGCGGAACGCCTCAGCCCGCGGCGGGACGACCGTCAGACGCGACCCGTTCGCCCACTCGAACGCCTCATGACCCGCGCCGCGGAAGATGCGGGGGCCGCCGGCCTCCTGCGGGTAGTACCGCTCAAGGACCCGCGCCACGGACATGAACCGGTCACGCGCTTTCGTGCCACGCTGCGCCGTCGTTATCCATTGCTGGTCGTCAATTGATTCACAACGCCCGAGAATCCACGCCCAAACGGCTGTGGTCTTGCCCGCACGACGCGGCCAGCAGATAGCCGTGGTCTCCTGGCCGTGGTCGAGGACCTCGCCGAGCCGTATCTGGTGGTCGTGCAGGTCCATGCGCAGCATGTGCGCGCCGACGCTGACAGCGGACAGGGAGATACACCCCCTGCGCTCCTATTCGCGCAACATCGCAGCGAATCGCGAGAAAAAACATAGC